GCATGGGGCTCTCCCCGTATTTCTACGAGGTTTGCTCAGTCAGGTGTTCTACGCTAGTGATGGTACCTTGCTCGGGGAAGTGAATCATCTTGCTGTGCATGCAATCCGACAGGTTTGCCTGCTCAATAAGAAAGTTTTGCTTCCATGTTCAATTGAACGTGAAAGGAAAGCCTATGATTCATACCTCGAGACCGACAGGTCTGTCGCCGCATTTGAGGCCTCTCTACAGAACTTCTGGACTTCTAGTCCAGAAACTTGTGGATCTTCTTCAAATGCCCATGCCTCTAAGACGTTCTCTCACACAAGAGAGTCCGATGTTCTTAGAGGACCTGATGTTAGTGGAAATAGCGATGTTCCCACTACTAAGGTCTTGGGAGGTAAAACTCCAGTTGAGTTATCACACTTCTCAGAAGTGTCTAATCTCCTCTGGGGTTCTCTTTTCACAGCTGACTCATTTCGAGTTGATGCTGGAAGAGTTCTACCTAAGCATGGACCCGGTTCAACGGCTGAACGTCTTCCATCTAATAGAAGATTTTCATTGCCTACTTGGCACCGGAGGCTTGACCACTGGTTTCCAGCTGCGGACTTTGTTATCCCTAATTCGGGATTCATTGACCGACTTGATGGAGTCCAGTTTGTCGACCCGGAACAAGAACGCCCAGTAAGGGTCATTACTGTTCCTAAAACGCTGAAAGGCCCTAGGATTATTGCGATTGAACCTGCATGCGTGCAATACACGCAGCAGGCCATTCTGGAAATCCTAGTAGATCGTCTGGAAAATTACAGATTCACTAGTGGATCTGTTAACTTCTCGGATCAAACCGAGAACCAGAAGATGGCCCTCAGCTCCTCTAAGACTGGTCGTTTTGCAACGATTGATCTAAAGGATGCTTCGGACCGCGTTTCATCCCGCCTTGTCTGGCAAATGCTTGAGCGTCAACCGATATTTCGGTCGATGGTCTTTGCTTGTCGTTCGACTCGTGCGGAAGTTCCTGGACATGGTATTCATACCTTGTCTAGGTTCGCGTCTATGGGTTCAGCTCTATGTTTCCCGATTGAGGCTATGGTATTTTATACCATAGTTCTCAGCGCAATACTTAGAGCTGAAGGGTCCC